CGGTCGCGGCTCTCAAGCCTGCCGACCCTTGGGCCGAGGACGCGATCGCCTACTGCAAAGAACACGGCTATATGGTCGGCGACGCAAGCGGAAACTTCCGTCCGCAGTCGTTCGTCAAGCGCGAGGAGCTGGCAGCCGTGGTAAAAAGCACAACAGAATAACACAGCCCCGACTTCGGTCGGGGCCTTTTTTATTGCCAAAAATTTTTTACATACAACAAAAAACGCAAAAAGAGAAAAAATGACCTGCAGCCGCTATGCCTTGAAATTGCAACGGTTACAGGTCATCGTCTTTGGTGGACCCTAGGGGGATCGAACCCCTGCGAAATGCCGAAAATTCAACGTCTAACGGCATTTTTTTGCGCTCACATAAAATATTCGTAAAAAATTCGTCGATGAGGTCGTCCACGGCGCGGCGTCTGGCCGAGAATGTGTGCTGATAAACGGACCGCATAACGGACGGCGTGGACCAGCCTCCGCGCTCCATAGCGTACTTTTCGGGGACGTTTAGGGCGAGCATTACCGAGGCGTTCAAATGGCGCAGGTCGTGGAACGTGATCTCCCAGCCGTGGGCGTCGCGGACTTGGTCCCAGTAATGGCGAAACTGGTTAGCGGTCCAAGGGACGATGTAGGGCGAGGAATGGTCTGCGGCCTCAATGAGGTCCAGCAGGTAAGCAGGCACGCGGTGCCGACGCAGACGCGCCTCGGTTTTGGCCGTGGGTTTTTCCACAGGTAAGGAGCCTGCGTCGACGATGACGCGGTTTATAGTGATATAGCCATTACGGACATCCTCGAAGCGCAGGCCACGTATTTCGCTGACCGTAAAGGAGAGCCAGAGAGCCAAAAGGCACGGCAGCTCCACAGGAGAACCGATAACGGCAGCCACGACCTCGGCAGGGTCGGGGTAGACTTTGAGGTGCCTCTGCTTTTTAGGGAGCCGAACATCGAACCGCAGGCGGCAGACGTGCCACAGGGCCGATGCTATAAGACCCCATTCGTTGTGGACGGTTTTCGCAGACAGGCGGCCGCGTTTACCTGTGCGGTTGGCCTCGGTGTTGATCGCGCGCTGGACCAGCTCGTCCGTGAGGTCAGCAACCGGCACGGACATCAAGTGCGGAAAAGCGGTCCTGCGGATTTTCTCGTAACCCGAAATCGTTGCAGGAGAGAGCACGCCACACAGGTCGATGTATTTGTCGACCGCGTCACAAACTCGCGTTAAATCGGCGTTTTTTGGCCTCGTAGGGCCTGCAGGACGGCGGCCTTTAGGCGAGGCGACGGCTGCACGCGCCAAAGCAGAGCACTCGCCCTTTGTGTCTGCCGTGATGCTCTTATACTTCGGTTTGCCATTCTCGTCGCGGCCCAGATAGACGGCCACGTGCCACCTACCCGACGCGGTTTTCCTCGGTGTTGCCATACGCTTCTCGCTCCAGATCAGCAACAGGTCGCTCCTCGTAAAAGTGCCCGAGGCGGATGTGCTCAACCTCGTGGCGGAACGCCTGTGCTCGGCCATCGGCCGACAGTTTGGCATTTATATACACGTTGTAGTCGCCCTCCGCGTCTTTGCGCGTAACGCCGTGGATCGTTTCGGGCATATCGATTAGTCGAATAATAATAGCGTCCATTCCTTTACCTCGGCATCAGCATAACCGAAGCCCTGTCCTTTTAGTCGTTCTCCGCGAACGCGTTCAAGATTTTGATGACGCGCTCGATGTCATCCACGGACGCCTTGTCCGCAGCCATAAACAGGTCGCGCATCTCTGGACGGCCAGCGAAAGCCTTCTCGAGGACCTCGGCGCGAAGCGTTTCCTCCTCCTCTACGAGGTCGGCCTTGGATACGCCAAACAGACGCGCCATTTTTTCTATTTTGTCGATACGCGGATATGAAATGCCATTGCACCAGTTATTGACGGTGCTATAAGGCACATCGATCGCATCGGCCAACTGTGTGATTTTCATTCCTTTTTTATCCAGATAGCGGCGCAGGTTCTTCGCCATTGTTTCCTTATTACCGAGGTTGTTTTCCATTTTTCGCTACCTCCTTCAACCATTAGATGGTACAAACCATTATAAAGCATTTATGGCTAAATGGACAAACATTTTTGAAAATGTGCAAAAATCTTATTGCAATTGCCGTTTAATGGGCGTATATTATAAGGGGGCCACAAAACGGCCTAAAAACGAGCCATAAATACCGATTAAATGGCAAGGAGGCGAACATATGAAAATAACACTCAAAGCCGCACGCGTGAACGCCGGTTACACGCTCTCGCAGGCGGCGAAACTGCTCGAAGTTTCCGAGCAGACCATCATCAACTGGGAAAAGGGCAGAAACTACCCAGACGTCCGCAAGGTTATGAAGATCGAGGACGTTTACGGCGTACCCTATCGCGACATTTTGTTCGAGTAAATACCGATTTAATGGGCAAACAAGGAGGAAACTGTGATGAAAAAGCAACTAAACGGCAACAAGCGGAAGTACCGCTGGAACAAGAAAAAGTTCGCAGAGAACCTCGCGACGCTGGCGGTTATGACCGCAGGCGGCGTGGTAATCGGTCTGGTATTCGCTCTGTGGGCGATGGCATAGGAAAGGAGGTAACAGATGGACAAGACCAAAAGAGAGATGCTCCGCGTCGCGCTTCAGTTAGTGGCCCAGAACGTCTACAAGCTGGAGCAGGAGGACGGCGTGATCGCGTTCAAGACGCACTACATCCTGCCAGAACCGTACGGCAAGATCATCAAGGAACCGAGTGTGCATTTGACGCAGGAGAAGTTCCTCGAGGTATTCGGCGACGACACCGAGTACGAGTACGTGACCGACAAGGACGGCGAAGTGGAACTGCAGACCCGAGTGGACGGCGTTCTGTTCTTCGCACTGGTGAACTGATATGTGGCGGCCTTTTAGCAGAAAGACGCTGACAGGATCAGCGCAGCACAGGTTCGCACGTGTACGGCAGTCGACCGAGTTCTGGTACGCGTTCTGGTGGTGCCAGAACCCTTATGGCGAGGGTTGGACGCCACTCAAGGCGAGCAACACCTACAAACGGCAACCGCGTGTTCCGTGCCTTTTTAGGGAGGAGCACGTAACCAAACACTTTAGAGGGAAAACCACAAGGAGGTAACTGAATGGGCATTCCTGTATTGATTTTAGGCGCAAGCGGCACCGGCAAGAGCACGAGCCTGCGCAACTTCAAAAAGGGCGAGATCGGCGTGCTGAACGTCGCGTCCAAGCCTCTGCCCTTTAGGGGCAAACTGGACGTCGCGAACACAAGCGACTACGAGAAAATCAAGGCGACGCTGATGCAGAACACGTTCAACGCGTACGCGATCGACGATAGCCAGTACCTGCTCGCGTTCGAGAACTTCGCGAGAGCGTACGAAAAAGGCTACGACAAGTTCACGCAGATGGCCGTCAACTTTAGGCTCTTACTGGACACCGTCATCAACGGCACGAGCAACGACACCATCGTCTACCTGCTCCACCATCCAGAGTACGACGAGTTTGGCCATATGAAAGCCAAGACCATCGGAAAGATGCTCGACCAGCAGCTCGGCGTGGAGGGAATGTTCTCGGTCACGCTGATCGCGACCACAGACGGCGAGCACTACAAGTTCGTGACAAACGGCCAGCCGCCTGCAAAGACCCCGATGGGAATGTTCGCGGACAAGGAGATCGACAACGACCTCAAGGCCGTGGACAAGGTCATCCGCGAATACTGGGAACTCAAACCCTTAAAGGGAGGCAAGTGATGGGTCGCTGGATATACGGCAGCGCGAGTGACCGCGTGGAGCCTCCCGAATACGAGGACGCTCCGCACGTCCTCTGCCCGAACTGCTGGACCAAGTGCTACGAGGGCGAAAAGGTATACCAGATACGCAAGATGCAAAAAGGCGGTTTTCCAGCGTTGGAAGTATTCGCCTGCGAGCACTGCATAGACGACTTCTCGACGTGGGTCGAGGACCTATAACAAGGAGGAAACAATATGATCGCATTTACCAACGAATACAAGGACGCAAAGGTCAGCACCGGCGACTTCGTACGCCTGCCTGCAGGTGGCTACGTCGCACGGATCACGGCAGTCGAATACAAGAACGAGGACAAACCGTACCTGCTTTGCACG